CTATTATTATCATTACCATTTGCAGTAACGTAATGTACATTGCCTTCTGGCATGTTAACATCGATACCCTTGGCAAGTATTCTACCTGTGCCAGCAGCATCTAGTTCTAAATCTGCATTAGTGTTAAGTGTCTGAATTACGTTTCCGTCAATACTAATCTCATCAACTACAATGCTATGTGCGTCAATTACACTTGCTTCAAAGTTTGTGCGTGAGCCATCAGGTCCTACAATTACAAGGCCGCCTTCGCCGTTATCTTCCATTTGTAATCCACCTAAGTAGATTGTACTACCGCTTACATATAATGAACGCCAGCGTTTTTCGTCTGTACCTAAATCATATGTATCATCGTCGTTTGGTATTAAGTGCGATTCAAAGTCTGCTGCTACTGTAATAGAGTCAGTGTCAGCATCACCAATAGTTATGTTACCACCTAAAGTTAGATCACCTGTAATATTTGCATCACCAGTAAGTGTTAATGTAGCCCCGTCAAATGTTAGATTTGCACTGTCTTCTAATTCTCCGTCAGTGCCAGCAAGCACAACACGCCCTGCTGTCAAATCACTTACAGTTAAGCTAGGAGCAACTACATCACTGAGCATATCAATTATGCCTGTGCCTGCTGCAAGTAACTCTAGGTTAGCGTTTGAATCATATGTCTCTATTCTATTACCGTTTATTGCAATAGATGAAAGTTTTAAATTACCGTTTGGATCAACTTCAACGTTTTCGCCGATAGTAGTTGTGCCGCCGCCTTGTCCAATTGCTGTGTTACCTTGGCCGTCTATAACAATATCATCGTTGCCGCCAACTGAAGTGTTACCACCGGTACCTGCACCAATTGTTAAATCTTCGTATGGTGGTGTAATAATTTCTGTTCCACCTGGTCCAGCACCAACAATAACTTGTCCAAATTGAGACCCGTTTGAACCTGCAGGACCAAATGCACCTTCATATACAGCACCTTCAACATATATAACTTTTCCGCTAATGCCTGAAGGTAAATTAGTACCAATGAAATTTATAATACCTGCTTGATAATCAAAGAACCATTCATCGTTGCTACCTGAACCAGCAGCAAATATCTTTGTTCCAGTTGTAGCTGGATTAGCTGCGCCTGCACTATCAATGTATACGTTTACTTGATATGTAGCACCAAACTGTGGAGGTATCCAGTTTTCGTATCCTGTTTTCCAAGTTCTGTTTGGAGTTGCAGTTGCATCAGCAGTACATTCTGCTGTATATAGTGCTACAGGAGCAGCGGCTACTAAGGGCTTTGTGTCAGGTATATCAGCACTATCTCCCCAAAGTTGGTCTGCACGTAAAAGTAATCCACTTCCAATGCTTTCGTTTACCGCAGTCTTAATACTATTGACGTCAGTTTTCGCTACACCGTAACCTACTTTTTTCCAAAGCCAGTCAATTTTTTGTATGTCACTTATTGCCATTTACTTTACCTTACGAAATTGAAAGTGCTGTAACACTTTCGCCTGCTGCTAATGCTATTCTTATTAACACAACATTACCTGTTGCATCTGTCATGTTTGCTGTACCTAGTGTCATTGAAAACGACCCACTTAGTGATTGCCCTGGAATTATTCTTTCACCTGGGTTTACTGCACACCCATTTGTGTTTGTAGGTGATCCTGATGCACCTGGAAGTCCTACACCATTATAAACTCCTGCACACTCTAACCAACCGTTGATTGTACTGCTACCATCAATTCCTGATCCAGGAGCAGCAATGAAAACACCTGTTACGCCTGTTGAACTTGTAATATTAATATCAAAGTTTGCAACAACTTGACGTCTAAATGCCATTGTAAAATATTGTGTACCTGTGTCGCTACTTCTGTCTGGTCCTGCTGGTAATAAGACACTAAAATCATCAGTGTTATGTTCTAGCACACCGTACCTTATTGTTGCTTCTTGTGTTCCAGCTACGCCAGGATCTGCTGATTCAGTATATACGCTATTTGTATAAAAGTTTGTTGAACTATTGTATGCAGGAGTGTTTGTTGTATCTGCGTTAAAGTCAAATATTCTTACAGCATCGTCACTAAAGCCTGTACCTAAACTTGCACTTACGTCAATTGCAGTTTCATCTATTCCTGATTGCGATGCACTATGGACTTGAATTACTTCTGGTAAGCTAACATATGAACTATATCCATTAACATTACGGACTCTATATCTTAGTTGCTCTGAAACTCTTGTATTGCTTGCATTAATATTAACAACTAAATCTCCAAAGGAATATGCTCCGCCTACACCTGTATCTGCATTAGGTATGCCCCCTGTTAACATTGAAATTGTTCCATCTACATCGCTATAATCAAAGTTTTGCTCTACGATACCGCTACCACTTCCTTCAGTGTCTGTTCCGCTTGTAACTTCTACAACATCAGATATGTTTGCATATGTTTGACCAACTAAGTTAGTTGCTGTTGTTCCACTAAGTGTTAAACTTGCACCTGTGTTGTAATGAGGTACTCCGCTAACATAACGAAGTGTTCCGGATACATTTTGTGTTAGTGCGCCGCCTGTTGCAGTAGGATTAGTAGTGATATCGTCTTTAACAAACACTACCGTGTTTGTATCACCTGTAGCATCATGGCTAAGTTGAAAACTGTTAATGCCTTTTGGAGTAGATGTATTAGTTTTACTTACACGAGCTTTAAACCCGCTGTATAATCCTGGATGATATATACTAGAAGAAAAACTTGTAGAACTACCACCTGCATTTAGCAAGTTATAGTCTTGTTCATCTGTAATTGTTACACTGTCTGTTGTACCTGTGTTATCAGCTGCACTTAATCCTATTGCTCCGTCAGCTGTACCGTTGACTATAGCACTTAATGTTCCTGCTGCTGCATTATATGCAAATGTACTTGTAGCACTAGTCTGAATATTACCAGCTGCACTTTCTATTCTAGATACATTGTCACCTGCATTTAATCCAGATGTACCGCTTGTGTTGTCAGTTGCACTAGCTGCAAGTTTAGGACTTGTACCTTGTGTGCCTGTGATACTAATAGTTTTTGTGCTTAGTCCTTGCGGAGCAGCAATATTTGGATCATAAACTTTTAAGCTAGTAGTTGTCGACAAAGGGAATATACCAGGTGTAGCAGTTGTATGTGTTAGCAAGGTAAGTGTTAAGGTATCATTACCAGTACCTGTGTTTGTAGCAGCGCCCCAAGTATGTTGCAATCTGCTTCCTGATACTCCGCCTGGATCGCTATCACTAGCAATGCTGTCTAGTGACGAACCGTCACCCCAGTTCATTGAATAGGTAACAGCAGCCATTGTTGTGTTTGTTGTTATGTTTTGTAAGTATAAGCTATCACCTTCGATAACGTATTTGTCATTACCGGTAATAGCACTGCCACCTGATGATGCTCTGTAAAGGCCAAATGCCATAACAGGATCTGCTGTATAAATTATTACATAATCTTCCTGAGTAGCACTAGCTTCGCTACCATAACCAGTACCATTATTATTATACGCACGTACAATTACAGTATATGGTGACCCTGCATTACTTGTATACGTGTGACTAGGTGTACTATCAGTAGTGTTTGTTGTTACATCACCATCACCCCATGTAATATCGTATCTATTTGAATTACCGTCCACTGTTAAGTTTAATGTAACTGTTAACCCTTCACCGCCTGCTAACGGTGATCCAGTAAATGAAACGCTTCTTACAAAAGTGTTGTTAGCAACATTACGCATTGTTTCGTTAAGTTGATCAAAGGCTTCGGCTATATCTTCTGCAGGATCTAATCCAACATACGCTCCATCAGTATATGTTCCGTCTGATGGTGTTCCAACAACAATTTGATCACCTATCAAAGATGAAACAGTGTTGCCTATGTTTGTATCTACATATGCTTTTACACTTTGCTGTGTAGCCAATGCCGTTGCACTATCGCTTACAAGATCATCTTCGTCTAAAATAGTATCAACAGATACACCTGCATTGACCCTAAAGTTACCTTGTACTTGTATTTGTCCTGTGCCAGCTGCTGATAATGTTAAGTCACTATTACTTGCTGTAGTTTGAATAATATTACCATCAATTAGAATATCATCATCTATAGTAACTGATCCAAGTGCTAAGTCAGCTTCAATAATAACTTTACCTGTACCAGCAGTTTTAATAAAAAGATCACTGTTTGATTGTGTTGTTTGAAGTGTGTCACCTGTGATTAATAAGTTTGCGTCAATTAATGCACTTTCAGCTTCTGTTAATCCACCTAGTTCGCCTACAAGTTCTCCGTCTGGGTATGTAAAAACTTGTAAACTACCATTACCAGAATCTTTTAATTCGATATCGCCTAATGTAATTGATTGACCAGATAGATAAATGTCACGCCATCTCTTATCTGCACTACCTAAATCGTAAGTTTCTGTAACGTCTGGAACAATATGACTAGCAAAATCAGCATTTACTGTAATACTATCTGTATCGGCATCACCTAAAGTTAAGTTTCCGTCAGCAGTAATTGATCCTGTTGCATGTATATTGCCAGCTACTTCGACATTACCATTAAAATTAATAAAATCAGTTGCAGTCGCAGGAGCAATATTAATATCTCCAACGGTAGTTGTAAGTGTAGAATTATCTAATGAAAGATCGTCTACAATTAATGATCCTGCTCTCATGTCAGTAGCATTAATTGTTCCTGTTACATCTAATTCGTATGCAGGTGTTCCGTTTATTATTCCTATTTTAGGATTTGCTGGATCTGATGAAACATCAAAATAAATTAAATTAGTATTGATAGCCAGATCATCGTCACGTACAAGATTACTCTTGAGTAACGGACCTGAAATTCTTCCTACGTTGGCCACATCAGCTCCTCATTAAACGGCGATCCTGTCGCTCCAACCACCTTACCTTGCGGGTTGACCACAGTCTGTCCTGCAACTTAAACCAACTATGCTGCATTACTAGTATTTATCCAATCAAAAAAATAAGGGCTTATTAGCCCTTATAATGAAATCATTTGTTTAAAGTGGTTTAAATGCACTATTTGTCGAAATTATGTAGTACAGTGATGTCTTTTCCAGTAGGCGGAGCAGTACCAAAATCCAAGTACCAACCAGCTACTTTGCCTGCAGGATTTTGTACTAAAGTGTAGTTTGTTGTTGGAATTTGAAACACGTTTTCAATATAAACAAATATACTTCTTGGATTATTTGCAAAACTTGTTGGGTTTTCTGTATCTTGATTATCTAAAGGACCAAATATTGTTTCGATATCATCTGCTCCAGTAAACGTTTGTTGGTTAATTGGAGTAGCTGTACCCATACGAATCTTTTTCCAACTGCCTCCTTGATAAAATTCTAGTTTACCGTCTATAGGATCGCCTGCATTTGACTGAATAAGATAACGCATCATACCTTCTTCTGGTACAAGTGGTCTAGTAGCACTATCACCCCTTGGTACTCTAACACTTTTTGGTGTGTCTAATACAATCTCATCATTAATGCCTTTGACAATAATGCCTCTACCTTGTAAATTTTTTGAATTAGTATGTTGCTTCTTATAAAATTTCATTTTTAGATATCCACGTAGCTTAGTGTTGCAACTAAATTGTTAGGTGATCCACTTAACACTTGCATACTATCACCTGCTTCTAACACAAGTTTTTCTGTATCCATTACAAATGTTTCTCCAGCTGCTATAGGCAATGAATTAATTACCATATTAACTGCGCCTACCGATCCTCCACTTTCAACTAGATGAGCAGTAAGTGTTGTCTCTCCAGATGTGTCGTCTAGTGGATCAGGGACTGCTGTATTTGTAAAAATTACTGTTGTAATAACGTATGTTTTATCAGCAGGGACTGACAGCAATGTTTGTGCGCTGCTTGTTAAACTTAAATTTGCTAATGCCATTTCCTGTTTCCTTAAAAAATTAGTGCAAACAATGCAGCAGTTCTTCTACTTACAATGTCGCCTTGTTTGTTTGGTGTAATATATTTTAGCCCAGTGTCTTTAACATCATCTTCGTCGTGATATATAATTGCGCCTGTAGCTGGAGCAGTAGGTGCACCGGGTCCATTTTCATCTATATGTAGCGAGTCTGGTATACGAACACTACCGCCTGCTGTACCGACTAGTACTAAGTCGTCTCCGCTACTTACTGAAGATATTGTACTTCCCTCAAATTTGAGATCGTACATAAATGCTTCTGCTGTTCCTACAACAAAACGATTAAATCCGTCTACTTGTAATCTACATACACTTGGTACTGCTGTATTATCAAAATCTTCTGCTGCAACTAAAGTATCACCTTGTCTAATTTGTGTAGGAGGATTTTGTCCTGAAAACTGAGTCACATAATCAACTACCCATTTACTATTAGGTATATCGTCATCATCTACAACATAGTTTTCATAGTCAGCGGCCGCTGCACGTAACGGATTGTTACCTGCATCAAACTGAATTGCGCCGCCGCCGCTGTCTATGCTATTTGTTTGTATACCAGCAATGCTTGAAAGTCCATTGCTGTCTACTTTTTTAAAACTAAATGCGCCTAATCCTTGTGTACCAGTTACATCGTCTTCATATGGAGCAGACTCGTCCCATACCATTAATGCATCTGGTAGTGATCCTCTTACAACTTGTAATCCTGACCACTGTGTAACACCTGCACCAGGTGTTACACCCATACCTGTTTCACCATAGTTAACTCTAACTATGCGATCTTCAACATCTAGTTCTGTTGTATTCAGTGTTGTTTGCTCACCTTGTACAAGTAAATCTCCTGTAACAATAACTGTACCTGTATCTACACCTGTATTAAGTGTAATATTGCCGCCTGGTTGAACTGCAATTTTATAATTACCATTAGGTATATCAAGTATCTTTGTCATAGGTTATTCCTGTTGTAAGCAATCAATTAAAATGAGTCTACGTTTGCACCTGAATCATCTGCACCAGGATGCTCGCCTGCTGCCCAACGTACTTTTGCTACATCTTCTGTGCCGCCTTCGTACTGAATTTTACGACCGTATAAGCGTGTTACGTGTACTGTTGTTGAATCATCTAAAATTGCATCAATTTCCATTTCACCTTCAGCAATATCACCATTCGTTGCTTTGTTTACTAGTGTAAGTACTTCTGTTGTTGATCCGTCAGTAACTGTAAATTTATTTGATGATCTTTGGTTTACGATCCATGCATCTGATGTTGCAAGTGATCCACCTGTAAAGTAATGACGTGAAATCTTAATTCCACCGTCTCCGTTTCCGAAGTTTCTTTTATTAATTGGACGTCCCATTGTTTCTCCTTTGACGTTCTAGGTCTACGCTGTGGTTTCAGCATAAGTCCCCTGTAAGGGTGCTCATTGACATATGTATTTATCAAATAAGAAAAAAGCTCTAACAAATAAATGCTAGAGCTTTAATTAAAAATGATAGGTCGGACTTAATGATTACCAACAACCTCCTAGTAGCTCATGCCAATTTCGGAGGAGCCTAGTATCGGATAGTTACTTCCAAAAACATATCTTTGTATCTCTACACTCATATGTTGCCACTACAGCTACTAGCCAAGTTGTGTCACTACGCAACACCGTTCCTTGCACTATCTAACTTAGACCGTCGCCTAACTTATGTAACTAATATAACATCATTACAAACAATGTCAACCACTTTTTTAAAAAAAAGTCATAAAAATAGGCGCCGTAGCGCCTATTTTAAAGTTTGTAAGTTATAACTTAGCTAAACGATACGTTACCGTTAGTAATAGCAACTTTACCTAGGTAGTCAGCTGCGTTACCAAGCGATGACGCTGTGTTTGATAGCTCAACGTAGCCATAACGTGTCATGAATGACACTACTGGCTCGAATGAACCTGGATCAAGTACAACACCTGAACTCATTAGCGGGATATATGGGCAGTAGAACGCTGGTGCGTCTGACTCGCTTGATCCTTTATAACCAATAAGTACATCTGTGCCGTCTGCTGCATATGAATCTACATACACTTTCATTGCGTTGTTTAGTGTTCCAACGAATTTTGTGTTTGTAGGTGCTTCAAATGCGCCTTCAGTTGTACGAGCAAATGCTGATGTAGTTGCAGACTGTAGGATTGTTAATGCAAATGGGCTAACCACTGCATAGTTACCTGCGCCTCTGCGTGTACGCTGAGCAATCTCGTTTGCAACTTTGTTGACTTGTACTGCTAATGCAGCATGTTCGTCACCAACAAATGTTGCTGTGCCTGAAACAGCAGCTTGATCATAAGTCTGTGTTGCGTTTCCTGCTAATGCACGTAGTGAAGCTAGTACTTCTTGGTCAATCTCAGCAGTAATTTCTTGTGCTAATGCTGCCATGATTTCAGCTTCAATATCGATGCCATGCTGTGCTTGTGCATCTTGTGCTGCCTCAAAAGTCCAGCGAGCTGATAGCTTGCGTGTCTTTGCTTCGACAGTTTGTTTCAAGATCTGGATGCTTAGTCTGTTACCAGCTTCACCTTCCATTGATCCTGTTGAACTTGGTGCGCCGCCTGAACTTGGCTCACCTGAGTAAGATTCAGCAATCTTGAATGGGCTTAGAGCCTCTTCACCTGCTGTTGCGCCGTTATTGCCATCAGCATAACGTACACGTAGTGTGTGGATCTGACCCACTGGTCCTGTCATTGGCTGTACGCCAACTAGTTCGTTTGCGATGACTGTTGGCATCACACGACGAATGACTGGTAGAATAACACGGTTAAGTGTTGCGACATTACCGGCAGAAGTAGCACCAGCTGTTGCACTTTCTGAAAGATACTTGCGAGTATTTTCTAAAGTGCTTTCCATTACAGCTTTCTTGTTTCCAGTTAAACCTTCAACAAGAGCGGTTTTAGTTTCCTGCCAGCGACTTTCTAGTAGTTCTGACATAATTTTCTCCTATTAATTTAATCCAGCTAAACGCTTGATGTCAACAACGTTTCCATCATTTACGTCTGCTTGTGAACTAACGTTAGTTTTATTGCCTGTAATTTCTTTGCCTTCTTTTAATTGTGCCTTCTGCTTCGCTGGAGCTTTACTGTCAATCACTGACGGTAGGTATTTGTCGAACGATGATCTTAACTTCGCCGTTTGAACTGATTCCAGTAAGTCTGTCATAATCTCACGCTGGTCTTTACCTAGTGGTGCAACCAATTCGTTTAGAATATCTTTTCTTGTAGCTGATTCAACTAGTGCAGATTTCTCTGCTTCTTTTGTTTCAACTAGCTTTGCAGCATTATCTGCTGCAACCTTTGCTTCTGCAAGTTGTTTTTCTTTAATTTCAACAACTTTTAGCAGCTTTGATGTCTCTGACTTTTCATTCAGATAACTTGTGCTATATTCAGAAGCAAACGCTTCGAATAATTTACGACCAAAGTCGTTTTCACGTGCGCTATCAATATCTTCTTTCAGTGCAGTAATCTCTTTTGCAAGAGTTGACTGTACTGTTTCTGATACCATTTTAGCACTGCGTTCAATGAATTTAGATTTAACTTTGTTAATATGAGCTTTACCTTCGCGGATGAGGCGCACTTTAGTTTCAGCTAAGTCCTTTTTATCTTCATCAAATTCAGCTATTTCTTTAGCTAGAGCTTCAACTACAAACTCTTCAAGTTTAGCAAAATTTTCTGCCATTCTAACTTGATCGGTGTGTAATTCATTCACTTCTTTGCCTAGTTGTGACATTACAAATCCTTTTAATAGATTTGCATTTTCACGCATTGCAACAGCATATTTTGCTTTTGCTTCTGCTAATTGTTTGCGATCATCTGCAAACTCGGCAATTTCTTCTGAAAGTTTTTCAGAAATCATAGTGTCTATTGCTTCGACCATTACGGATTTGTCATGCTCGTATTTTTGAGCAAACTCTTCACGTAACTCGGCAGTAGCAGCAAGTTTATTCTCTTGAATTTTTGCTTCCCATGCTTCTTCAATCTGAGCTCTGATATCTGCTGAAACAACATCGTTTTCAAAAAGTGTTTTTAGTGCATCTATCATTACATTCTCCTAGTTTATTGGAGTTTACTGATTATATTAATCAGTGATTCCTTAAGATACTTTTGTGCCTTGTCGTCGTTTCTTGTTGCCTGAGCTAATTCGTATGCCTTATATCCTCCGCGAGCGTTCATTAAATGCTCATAGATTGGTGTTGGATATGCACCAGGGGCGCTTGGTTGTGCCACAACGTCCACAGTGATTATTTCAAAGTCCGATACTTCACCGGACCCATCTTCTCTTACGTTACCAGAGCCCCTAGAGGAGACACCTAATTTAACATCTGCTTCAAGCATTGTTTTCACTAACTGTCCCATAGGGGTTGGTAGAATTTTTAACTTACCATAACCGTTTGCATCGTCCATCCATGTTTCGGATATCATATGACTAACACGATCTAAGTTAATATTAAGTCCTTCAGGATGATCAACTTCACCGAGAACACTATATCCTCCACTTATTTGATCATTGAGAGTTTTGACAGCCCTGCCAATTTCATTTACAGGATATACACGCTGATTCGCATTGCGTATCCCGCCTTGAATAATAATTCCCTTCATAAAAAGGTCCTTACCTTCGTTAGCAGACTCGACAACAATCCTTGCCTGGTCGAATGTCAAGTTCTCTCGTAAGTTCATCATTCCTAAACTCCTCAATTAAGAACCAATAGTCGACTTTTTGTTTTGTCCGTTGTCGCCTGTGGCTTTTTTCTCTGCACCGTGTCCTGGCTCTGATTTACCAGCTTTTGCTGCTTTACCGCCCGGTACGTTTACGTTGCCTGCATTTTCTTCTTTCGAATTCATGTCACCTAATCCATCATGCGCACCAGCTTCGTTATCTTTAGCTTGTGTCATGTTAGATACTGTTCCACCCATGTCGTTTTTACCTGCAACTGGTGATTTTGTATTTGCGCCGTTGTCGCCCATTTTACCATATGCTTGGTACTGGTCGCCACCGATTTTTTCTACATATTCACGCATTTGTTCTGTTGGTGATTTTTCAACATCGTCTGAAGCTTCTTCAACTTCGTCGTCAGCTTCAAAAGCCA